TTTCGAGGAATCTTTCAAAGTACTTATCGGCCATGAAGGTGGGTACAGCGACGACCGCAACGACCCCGGCAACTGGACTGGCGGCAAAGTAGGCGTTGGCGAATTGCTGGGCACCAAGTATGGCGTTGCCGCTAATTCGTATCCGATGGAAGACATCCAAGGGCTGACGCTGGAACGAGCGCAGCAGATTTACAAACGGGACTATTGGGACAAGCTGCACGCCGATGACCTCCCTAAACAGGTGCGGTTTGCGGTGTTTGACGCAGCCGTCAACTCTGGAGTGGGACAAGCAGCAAAATGGCTTCAACGGGCCGTTGGGGTTAAGGACGACGGCATTATCGGTCAGGGGACGTTGGCGGCGGTGCGAGCGATGGATCAGTACAAACTCGCTGCGGTTTTCAACGGTCAGCGCCTCAAATTCATGACCGAGTTGAAGGTTTTTGATAAGTATGGTAAAGGGTGGGCACGGCGCATCGCCGAGAATCTAATTAACCTTCCGTAGGAGGATCCTCCATGAATCTTAAGTTTTTTCTAGATCGTGCGCGGGAACCCTCCACTTGGCGCGGTGCCGCTATCATGGCGGGCACGATGGGCGTTGGGGTTAACCCTGAGGCTATGCAACAAATTGGGTTGGCGGTGGGTGCTGTCATCTCGGCAATCGAGATTTTCCGCAAGGAAAAATAAATGCCCCTTAAGAAGCTGATATTCAAGCCGGGGGTAAACCGAGACCAAACCAACTACGCTGGCGAAGGTGGTTGGTGGGAGTCCAACAAGATTCGGTTTCTTTCGGGTTTCCCGCAGAAAATAGGTGGCTGGGCAAAAGCCTCGGTCACTTCATATCTGGGCGTCTGCCGTTCGTTGTTTAACTGGATCCCAGCAGCGGGATACAATTTCCTTGCGCTTGGGACTAACTCAAAGATTTATGTCGAAAGCGGCGGTTCGCTGCACGACATCACCCCGCTCCGCGCTACTTATACCGGCGCATCGGCTCCTCAAGACACCGACAACTGTTTCACCACGGTATTGGGGTCTACTACTGTCACGGTCACTATCAACTCGCACGGCGCGGTAGACGGGGATTATGTGGTTTTTTCTGGGGCTACAGCGGTTGGCGGCGTGCCCGCTACCAGCCTCAACGACGTTCAGTTTCTCATTTCTAACGTCACTGTTAACACATTTACAATAACTGTAGATACCGCAGCGACCTCTGCGGCTACTGGTGGTGGCACGAGTATTACGGCATTTTTTTACATTCCTTCGGGGTTTGCTACCGCCGCTTCCGGTGTAGGTTGGGGCGCTCCTCCGTGGGGTGGGTTTGGAACGACGCCGACGACTGGCTGGGGTATCGCTTCGGCAACGGCTGTTTCTATCCCCATCCGCATTGTTTACTTTGCGTCGCGGTACAACGTGGTTGCGGACGAAACCGATTTGCTTTTTAACATTCGGAACGGCGCAATCTATTACTGGGATACTGACACTTCGTTTGCGGTAGCCCCCGCTGCGTCTCCTACCAATGCAATTGCGTTGACGGGAACGTCAATCCCAGATCAAGTTGGGCAAATTTTGTTTGACCCCAAGAGCGGCATTTTGATGGCGTTTGGGGCTACGGCGTACGGGGGCGGTTCAGCTACTTACGATCCTCTTTTGGTTCGTTGGTCAAGCCAAGATGATTATACCAATTGGGATCCCGCGACCCCCGTAACGTCCACCGCTGGGTTCTTAAAAATTCAAACTGGCTCCAATATTTTGCGGGCCGTTGCCAACTTGGATGAAACGCTAGTTTTTACGGAAAGCTCGGTAACGTCTGTGCAGTTTGTGGGGGGGACAGACGTATTTTCGCAAAAATTAATCTCCAACGAAATTTCGCTTATTGGCCCTAACGCCGTCCTCTCTAAAAACAATGTCTTCTATTGGATGGGGACGGATAAGTTCCTATCGTACAACGGGCGTGTGGAAACCATCCCCTGTACCCTACGTCAACATGTTTTTGAAGACATAAATTGGGCGCAAACGGAACAATTTTTTGCTGCGTCCAACGAAAGATTTTATGAAGTTTGGTGGTTCTATTGCTCCACCAATTCCGACACCATCGATAAGTACGTCATCTTTAACTACGCCGAAAACATCTGGTACTACGGAGACTGTACCGACTCGATGAGTCGCACGGCGTGGTCTGACTCTCCGCTACGTCAATACCCGCAGGCTGCAAGTGGTGATGACAACTATTTGTACAGCCACGAGTATGGTACGGACGCCGGGGAACTCCCGATGACCTCCTACATTACCTCTAACAACGTAGACCTTGACCCGGACGGCAACAAGTTCATGCTGGTACGCCGACTTATCCCGGACGTATCTTTTGTGGGGTCTGCAACTGGATCGACCCCCAGTGTGGACTTCACACTATCGCCCCGGAATTTCCCCGGTGCTGCGTACATGACGACCAACGCCGAGGGTCAGGACTTCTCGCGGACAGTTACTCGTAGCTCTGGCACCACGGTATCGGTAGAGCAGTACACGGAGCAGGTGTTTATCCGCGCCCGTGCCCGTCAGATAGGGGTTTCTATTGGGTCGTCGGAGTTGGGGGTCAATTGGCAGTTAGGTGCCCCGCGCCTTGATATGCGCGAAGACGGCACTCGGGGTTAAAAGTGACGTTTAAAAATACGCAAGCCCCGCGTATCCCTAGCGCCCCTAAAGAGTACGACGCGGTATTCTTCAATCGCTTTGCGCGAGCATTGGATACGTATTTCACTGTCTTGGATTCCAAAGCCGGGATCGTCGTAGACAGCGTATCTACTGGGCAATTTATTACGCCGTTCACTGCGCTTACTGTGGCAAACGGGGCAAATAACAATCTTGAGGTTCCTGCCGCTACGTTCTTTAGAATTTCAGCCCCCACCGCGCCGTTTTCCATCACGGGGCTTTTAACTGGTAACGCGGTCTACGACTCTACCTCCGCTTTGGTCTATGCTGCGTTAGATGGGCAGCAAGTGACGTTGTTTAACTCCACAGCGTATGCCATGACAATCTCAGATCAAAGCGCCAGCAGTAGTGCCCCCAATCAGATTATTACAAATACCGGGGCTGCTATTGCTACGACAGGTTCGGGGGTAGTGACGTTAATTTATTCTCAAACAGATGCACGTTGGATCGTCATCTCCGCACAGCTTTAAGTAGGAGTCTGATATGGCAACTCGGGGCGGGTCTCAAATTTCTCAAACTCCTCGCGGGCGGGCGATTGCCGCACAGACTGCTGCGCCAGCAGTAAATAATGGTATCGCCATGATTGGCGGCGTTCCGTATGTATTATCCAATTCCGCTGCTGTTGGGGTTGATAATCGTGACGCAGACATGAATCGCTTTGCTCAAGAATTTCAGACGCGGGTAGGGTCAAATCTTAGCGGACAAGCACGGAGCAACGCGCTGGGAGTTCCGTCCCTTGGTGCTCCGCGCACGGGGCAGTGGGTGCCGGTCAGCAGTCTGACGCCTGAGTTTTATACCCGGAACTACGAACAAAACTGGAAGAACGCCCCCGGATATACCCCCGTCCTTACGCCTGAGTTACGGGCTGCGCTGGCTACTGGAGATCCCAATAAGATTGCTACCGCCCACTACAACGCCCTGCATAGCTTGCCCGATAAGGGTCAAGACTTTGGAAGCTTCCTTGCGGACTTTGCCCCACAAATTGCATTGGGTGCTATTCCCGGTGTCGGCCCTGCATTGGCAGCAACGTACGGTGGGGTGCGAACTGCTGTTAATGGCGGCTCTCCTCTTGAAATTTTGTTGAACGCCGCAGGGAGCTATACTGGGGGGCAGTTGATCCCCGGCATTCAATCTGCGGGGGGCATTCAGAACTTCATCAATCAAGGTATATCTAAGGCAACGGGCATCTTTAGCAACCCCAGTTCGGCGTTTACCGGGGCAACCAGCGGGGCGGCGTCTAATCCGTTCCAGACCGCAGTAGATGTAGCGGGGAACGTACCTTCTTCTCTTATATCGGGGGGTCAGAAAAAAACCACGCCCGCACCCACCCCTACCGCGCCTTCGCGGCCTAGCCAGTCATCCCCCAACTTTATGGGGCCGAGGACACCTACCCCTGTTCGCCCTGCTCCTGTATCTACCCCTGCTCGCCCTGCTGCTCCTGCGTCCACTCCCGCTCGCCCTGCGGCTACTCCTATGTTTGGGCAATTGGGGGGCGTTCAGCCTGTGCGCCGCGCTATGGGTGGGCCGATTGACCCACGGCGGGATGCTATGAATCCGATGGGCGGTGCGCCTGCGGCGCATTATGGGCTTGCTTCGTTGGAAAAAGGGGGGGCGGCAAGCGATGCACCCGTTGAAGGTTATCTTGACGGCCCCGGTGACGGCATGAGTGATTCGATCAAAGCCACCATTGACGGAAAGCAGCCGGCGCGGCTTGCGGATGGCGAGTTCGTTATCCCTGCGGATGTGGTCAGTGGGCTTGGTAATGGGTCTAGTAAAGCTGGGGCAAAAGTGCTATACGCCATGATGGATCGCATCCGTAAAGCCCGCACGGGTACGGCTAAACAGGGTAAAGAAATCAACGCCGAGAAATTCTTGCCAGCATAAATGTTGACCGAAGCAGAACGTAGTAAAATTTACGAATGGATAGGCGACGAACACGCCTATTCATTGTTCATGCAAATTTCGGAAGCTGGCGAATTCTGGGATGACTTGCTGGATAAAGACAGACCGATTCCCGATTCTAGGGTTAACTCGGTGATGTTTTCGTTGCTGGTGGCACTGCCTAGCAATCCGTTTTTTATAGCCCACAGAGCCAACATCCTTCCGGTATTGGCGACATTGACAAATTCATGGGCACATCTGGTGCCCAAACTGGAAGCCAACGAGTTGGTTTCCAAGAAAACAGTTTATGCAGTACGGCGCTGCGTTACTAACAACATAGATTTCTTGCTGTACATAATTTTTCTTTCACGCGGCATGAACTATGTAGCAGAAATCTCAAACGAAGTCGCGGACTTTGTGATTTCTAAAGAAGAATTATTTACCGAATACGTTGACGGTTTAACCGCTCAAAGGAGTTAAGTCATGGGTTGGACAGACGGCGGCATGGAAGAGTCCGGTAGAACCGAGACTAATAAGAACACAACCAATACGCTGGCGTTCGATCCCCGGATGCAGGGCTATTTCTATGGCGCTGCCAACAAGGCGATGAATGCGTTCAATGAACCATTCAAAGCACTAAACCCCAACCAATATGTTGCCGGCCCCAATGCAGATTTGCAGGCTGCATGGTCGGGTATCCGTGGGATGCAAGACCCCCGAGAATTTGGGCAGGCGTCGGATTTGTTCAACCGTGCTGCTGGATACCAAGCAAACAAATATGCTGCTCCAGAAGCATATGGTGCCCCGCAAGCGTTTGGTAATTTTGGGCTTCAAAGCCTCAATGTCCCGCAAAATTTTTCAGCGGAAGCCGCCAAACAGTACATGAACCCGTTCAATGAAGCGGTGACTGAGCAGGCTCGGCAGCAAGCTATCCGAGAAGGTAGCCGGCAAGCCGCCCAAGACCAGCTACAGACGGTGTTTGGAGCCAATTCGTCGTCTAGCGGCGCTGCGTTGAAGGGCGCAATGGCTAACCAGAACATGGCTAACACCATTGCCGACATCACTGCCAAAGGCAATGCTGCGGCGTTTGACCAAGCGCGTCAGCAATTCAACGAAGATGTTAATCGTCGGTTGGGTGCGGAACAGTTCAATATCGGCGCTGGCGAACGCGCATACGGGCTGAACCAAGCTACCGCTGCACAGAACGAAGCCGCACGGGCAAGAGCGTATGGACTCAACGCCGACACTGCTTTGAATGCGTTTAGAGCTAATGAAGACGCTCGGCAGTTTGCAGCTAATCTTGGTTTGAGTTCGGCGCAGGGGTTGGGTGCGTTGGGTACTGCTCGTCAAGCTTCGGACTTGAACCGATACAATGCGCTTGCTGCGGCTGGAGCAGACCAGCGGAATATTGAAAGCCAAAAGATGGCGTTGAAGCTTAGTGAAGCTTTGGCTAAACGTGGGTGGAATCAGCAGCAAGCGTCGCAGTTGGCGCAGATCCTTGCCACCATTCCTACAGGCAGAACGCAGACGGGCACCGAGACGGGTACGGAACGGACATTCTCCCAGACTCCCAGCCTGATGAGTCAGCTTGGTGGGTTGGCCGGTGCCGCTGCCAGTATGTACTTTGGTCTGCCGATGCAGTTAGGTCAGGCGGGGATTACCTCCCCCGGAGACATTTGGAAGAAAGCTGGCGGATTCTGGGGCACGGGTGGTGGTAGCGGCATGGGCGATAGCTTGCCCTGATAATTATTTAAGGAACCTACGTCATGCCTATTAATCAGCAAGTTGAAAAAGTTAACGCCGCTCTGTCGCGGATGTCTCCCCAGCAGTTGATGTCCATGCTGCAAGATAAGAACAATCCTTATCTGTACTTGGTGACTTCGCGGTTGGCGCAGCTAAAGGAAATGCAGCAACCCAAGCCCCCGCCGCCGCAGGGTACGGTAACAGATCGTGTGGCGCAGGCGTTGATGCAACCTCCTATGCCTCCGCAGGGTATCGCCGCTGCAATGCCGCCGGGGATGGCTATGCCTCCCCAGATGCCTCCCCAGATGGCTCCCCAGATGGCTCCCCAGATGGCTCCCCAGATGGCTCAGGCTGCGCCTCAGATGCCCCCGCAGGCTATGCAGGCTGGTGGGCACGTTCACGACTATGGGGTCGCTTCGCTTCCCTATGAGCCGCGCTACGAGGAAGGTGGGATCGTGGCATTTCAAGAAGGTGGGTACTACAGTACAGACCCTTCTAAGGAATATAGAAATAGGTCTTTTATTCCCGAATTTATTGGGGAAGATATTCCAGATTGGTGGGCTAGCGTTTCCGCCCCTTCAAACCCGGAAAGAATTCGGGTTGATAAACCGCAGCGTAAAGAAGAACCTCAAGGTACTCCGTATAATTTTCCATATAGGCAGTTGGTTCCGGGGACAAAATCCAAAGCATCTGATTCCAAAATCACGATAGATCCCCGCGAAGTTAGCGACATGTTTAATAATGACATGTTTAAAGTGCCTACGCTTACTAATTCGGGTTACCCCGGATTTGGCGATACTCGAAAAGAATTGACCGCCGATTTAGCAAAATACGAAGCCGCTGCAAAAGCTAACGCTACGCCTGCGATGTCGTTTGAGGATATTGCCAAAACTCGACTTGCAGCCCAGAAGGCTAATCCTGACTTCGATCCCGATTTCTTCAAAAAGCGCAAAGAAGGCTATCAGAAAGACGTAAGCGAACTGGGCGACCGTGCAACGGGAGAACTGCTCACAAAAGTACTTCCGTCAGCGTTCCTTGAAATGGCGGGCACTCCGGGCGGGTTCCTAAAAGGTTTGACTGCTGGGGCTAAGAAAGGCGTCGAAGGGTTTGATACGTCCATGCAAGGAATCCGTGAAGCGCGGGAAAAACTTAAGGATAGAATGCTTCGCGAAGACGAAATCAAGCAAACGGCGGCTGCGGGGCAGGTGGATGCGGCTATGCAGCTTAAAGCCCAGAATGAATCGGCTATTAGGGCTGAACAGGCTGCTTTGGCGGCTAAACTGTTTGAAGCCAATACCGGGATGACCCTCAAAGCCTATGAGGCAGAAGTCGGTGCAGCGCAGGCTCAGAGAGAAATGGAGCAGGCTAATTTAACCGCCGCTATTCAAATGAAAGTCGCGCAAATTGGACTTCAGAAAAATCTGGACGACAACCAAAACGCTGTACTTTTGGAAACTATTAAAGCGAGTAAAGAAGGGCGACTTACCCCCGATGCGTTCCTTAAAACAGCGGCTCCGCTAATGCCCGAGATTGAAGCGCGGGTGGCTCAAGAAGAAGCTACGCAAAAAATTAAACTAAGTCCAGAAGAGCGGAAAACACGAGTAAATCAATTACTGCGCGAACAACTTGGCCCAGTGATGCAAGCTTATCAATTATACAATACTCAAAATTCTCCTCCGAAGGGTATTGTCAGTATCCGTCCCGCTCCTTAATTGGTAGTCCCTACACATGCCTAAATATATCGTCACTGCCGCTGACGGCAAGGAATACAACGTAAACGCCCCCGAAGGGACTCCGCAAGAAGATATAGTTAAGTATGTGCAGAAACAACTAGGGTATGAACCCGCTCCAGTTGCGGAGCCGGAGGAAGAAGAGGATGTTTTTGCCAAATATAAACCCCAGCGTGGGGCGTTTGACGCTTTTGGTTCTGGCGTCTCTCGCGGGTTCACTCGGCTAGGCTCGACGTTCGGTGACGTTCTCCCCGCACTGGGGGCGAGTGCGCTTGGGTTTGACGACTATGCCAAGCGGCAGATGGAAGAAGCGGCGGCTACGGAAGAGCAATTGCGGCGCACTAACCGCGCCCAGTTTGAATCTCTCAGTGACGTTAAAGGGCCGGGGGATTGGCTTCCGTTTGCTGCTGAAACGATTGGTGAGCAGGTTCCTAACCTCTTAACGTCACTTATCCCCGGCGGTGTCGGTGCGACTGTAGGGCGTCGGGCAGTTGTCGGCGCGGCTGAGAAACAACTTGCTGGGCTGGCTGAGAAGCGGCTTGCGGGCGCGGCGGAACGCAAACTTGGGAAGGAGGCGCAAGAACAGCTTCTTAACCAAGGGCCGGCAACGGAGGATATGCTGCAAGCTGCGCGTAGCGCCGCTACCACCCCAGAGGCGATCAAAGGCGTCGTCACCCCCGAGGCTATCGAAGCCTCCGCAGAGAGCATGAAGCGGCTGCTGCCGAAGACGCTCGGAGATAAGGCTGCTGATACGGGTGCAATGGCGGGCCTGTATCTTGGCTCTGTGGCGCAGAATGCGCCCGAAATCTTCCAGAACATCTACGACCAAACGGGCGGCGACCTCGCCCCCGGTGCAGCCCTTATCGGTGGCGCTATTGGCGGTGCGCTGGACTCCATCCTCCCTGCCAAGCTTCTTAAAGTCGTGCGGAATAACCCCGCACTCAAGGCCGAGATTGCCGCGAGGATTGCGGAAAATAAGGGGGTTAAGTCTGGACTACTTCCCGCGCTTAAGAGCGGCGCAATGGGCGCTGCCAAGGGCGTCGGCACTGAAGGTCTGACCGAAGCGGCGCAGGAAGCTATCTCCATTGAAGCTGAACGCATTGTCGGGGAAACCCAAGAAGCATGGGGGACGGAAGAGTTCGACCGTTTGCTCGAAAGCGGTGTGCGCGGTGCAGTGGCTGGTGGCGTCTTTGGGGCTGGCGAAGGGGTTGGGAAGTACGCCCGTGAGCGTGGCGAAATCACCCGTCAGGAAGAAGCCGTAGCGGCGGAAGAAGCTCGGGTTAAAGCGGAAGAAGAAGAGGCCAAGCGGATTGCAGATGAGGCTGCGGAGCTTGCTGGGATTCCCCAGAAGCTGCTGGACTTAGATGCAGAGCTTCAAACCGCACGGGCAAATGCGACCGCGAATCCAAAAGACGCAAAACTGCAAATTGAAGTCGGTCGCGTCCAGAAAAAAATTGATGAACTAAAAGCGCGGGAGCTATTGCTCAAAACCCCCAAATCCACCACAACTCCGGGTACGACTGGGGGCGCTACGCCGCCGACCACCACTAAGAAGAATCCCCAAGACTACACCATCGGAGATGCTCTGTTTGATGTTGGGGTGTGGTCTAACAAACAAGACGATGTCAACAAAGCGTTTGGCAAGTTCATCAAAGAATATAACGCTGGGGTTCCTGACGACCAGAAATTTTCGTATTTGGACTTCAATAAGCCTCTCAAAGGGTTGGATGTAGAGAAGCTTGATGAGCTATTGGACATTGCTGCGCGCAATCATTCCAAGATTCCGGGGTTACAGACTGACGAGCAACTTCTGCAATTTGCAGAAAAAATCAACGAACTGCGGCAAAACCATCCTAACTTCAGACCGGAAGCCATCGTTGCTGGGATTGATAAGTCCCAGTACTCCGACTATTTGACCCGACTTCTCAAAGGGAGAAAAGTTGGTGTAGACGAGGCCACAGACGAAGCCATTCTTGACGAGATGACGAGCAAGATTGACTTCATCACAAACCATCCTTCGGGGAATCTGAACCCGGAGCTTGCGGCGCACCTGCAATCCAAGATTGACTCTTCTTCTTTGGGGTATGTGAAGGATGTTAAAACGTCCAAAGCTACGGGTGTGTTCACCCCCGGCTATCTCAGAAGTCTTGGTGTAAGTGATACCAAAACTAACAAGCCTTTTTACGACTTACTTGTTAGCCAAGATTTTAGAAATAACACTCCATCAGTAATTAGTTCTTTGGTGTTGTTCTCCCAGACGGCGACCCCTGCGCGGTTGAAGCTGATCACAGACATCATCGCCAAAGTGCCGGAGCTTCAAGCGGAATACGCTTCGGGCGGCTATCCTCCCCTTGGCGGCACTAAGCCTCCCCCGCCGACTGGGCCGACTGTGACCACTACGGCATTTCCGCCGCCCGCTATTACGACCCCGTTTACGGCTGATTATCTTGCCAACAAAGGGTTTGACACCGACACGGGTGTCCATCAGCTACTGGTCGATGCGGACATTTCAGACCCGCAGATTGCACGGAAGACGTTGCAGAGTTTGAACACGCTGTTCCCCAACTCTACCCCGGATGAGCAGCGTCGGATTAATGAAATCGTAGCGGAGACTCGCCAGCTTGCCGAGGCGCAAGAAGAGCAGGAAGTTGAGAGCGACTTTACTGATGCGGCGAAAGTCGATGCAGCTAAACAACGCCATGAAGCGTTGGTAAATAGTCCAGACCCGCAGGTTAGCGACCCCGTTAAGCAGATTGTTAATCTAGCTCGACAGGGCGCTCAAGCCAAGGGTGCCCCTCTGACTTCTTACGAGATTGCGGAGAAATTGAAATCCGCAAATCAAATGCCGGAATCGGTGCCGGAAATTCTTGCTAATTACGCGCAGGAAATTTCTGACGCTCGGATTTCCAATGGATTAGTGAAGCCGTTGGAAGTGACTGAAGACCGTTCAATTACAGAAGCTAGTAGTTCGGTTAGAAAACGACATGCTCACTCAAACCCTAATTCTGTTGAGTATAAAAAATACCAAGAATCTATTGCTCTAGAACAAGACCTTAAAGGTAAATCCCCGCTTGAAGTAATTCGGCATATCGCCGCAATTACACCGAATAAATCGTACCGCGTCATTTCTACTCGTCTGGCGCAGATGATAGAAAAGCTGGAAAAAGCGGGACAAAAGTTTGAATTTGCAATTGTAAATGACGCAAATAAAAACGAAAAAATTACTTATAAATCTTCATATGGGTCTACAGTTAACGACACACTTGGGAATGTTTTAAAGCAAAGTTATAATGGAGTTGTTTGGACGCCGGGTGACGAGAAGAAAACTTTTATCTTCATAAGTGGCACTGACCGGGCTACGGGGTCTGATGAAATTGGGGTAACCCCGGAAACCATCATTCATGAGTACGTTCACGCAGCGGCGGTGCTTCTTACCCGCAATCGGTTAAATGTTTCTAAAGTAGCGTCGCCTAAAGCACGACTTGCGGCTGATGGACTTGTAGAACTGTATCGATATGTAGACAAAGAGGTTCAAAAAGCCGGCGGGCCGCACAAAATGACCCGCGACCAGATAAAGCAGAAATTTGGGTTTTTTGCTGAATATGGGATGAAAAACGAACATGAGTTCATCGCTACTGCGTTGAGTAATGTTCATACGCAAAAGTTTTTGGATAGCATTTCATATCCCGCAACCAATCAAACTGTTTTTGACAAGTTCATAGACCTCATCCGAGACCTTCTCGGTATACCGGCACGGGCTAATACCGCCCTGTCTCAGCTACTGCGCGTGTCTTCTGACTTCTTCTCGATCCCGGAAGCAGAAATTGAGCAGTTCATTAAATCAATTTCTCCGGGGGCTACTCCTTCGCCGCCTATGTCGCTTGAGACTGCACCAAGTGAGTCGGCTACGCCTCCCCCCGCGCCCCCCGCTGCTCCTGCGCCCAAGGAATACATCCCGCGTGAGCGCCCTGTAGCGGAGTCGGTGAAGCGGACGTTTGATCCTGCGGAGCGGTTGGATAAGTCCACTGACCTTGCAAAGAACGCCGACAAGATTAAAGACGCGGTGTTCACGTATCTTGACGATCTCATCGACAAAATGCCCGTATGGGCAGGGCGCGATATCGCCAAATGGTTCCTCGACAAGGTCGTCAATTTCTCCGAGGTCATGCGTGACCTTGCGTTTAGCTTACTAAGTCTTAAGCAGCTAGCGGATGTGGCTACTCTGGTCAGCCCTGACTTGGGTAAATCCATATTGTCCTTGCGAGACCGCATTGCGGAACGCAACGCCGAGATTGACCGGCAGCGCGAGCGCATCGAGAAGTTTATCGATGCCGCTAAGAAGCTGTTCAACAAGCACCCGCTAAAGGTTAAGAAGGAATTTGACCGGATCGTGCATGACTCCACGAGAGACCAGCTTAACTTCCAAGCGACCCCCACTGAGTTGCAGAAAATGCAGGCAGATGAGCCTGAGAAGTACCAGCAGTGGGTAGACCTCAAACGGGATTTCGATGCGCTGCCGGCGGATGTACAGAAGCTGTACTACGACTTGCGGGATATTTACGCCGAGTATGGCGCTAAATTCAGAGGTTTGATCCAAGAAGTCTCTGACAAGGTGGGCGCTCTGGGAACTGGTAACAAAATCCTCATCCAGATGCTGGAGCGGCAGCTTAATCCGTACTTCCCGCTGTGGCGCAAGGGCGACTACTGGATGCAGTTCATCGACTCCAAAGGTCAGGAGAACATCCTCGCGTTTGAAACCCCCGGAGAACGTCGTCGGTATCGTGCCCAGATTTTATCGCAGGGTATCAAAGCCAAGGACATCATCGACTTTGAGCGCATCACCGACCTCGATGTGGACAAGCTGCCGCCGACCAGTCAGTTCAAGGAAGTCATCAAGCTCCTCAAAGAGAAGAACGTCGATTCGAGCGTGATAGACGCGGTGTTCCAGTCTTATCTCAACTTCTTCCCGTCGAACTCGGTGATGCAGCAGTTCCGTCCTCGTGAAGGCAAGCTGGGTTACCGGGAGGATGCGCTGTCGGCGCTGGCTGATGTGGGCACTCGCATGGCGATGAACGTCGTGCAGTTCGACCATGTGACCAAGATTGACGATGCGCTTTCTGAAGCAAAGGGGTTGATAAGTACTGAGGGTAAGACCACTTCTTGGATTATGAAGGCCATTGATGCCTCTCTGATCAAGCGAGAGGGGTACATGAAGTCCCCGATGCAGAAGGGCACTTGGGGCAAGATCGCTTCGTTTGTTGGCTACAACAGCTATCGGTTCTTCCTGCTCGGCAACATCTCTTCTGCTGTCGTCAACTTGACGCAGCTTCCCATCGTGACCTACAGCTTGCTGGCGGGTGAGTATGGTGCGGGGGAATCCCTCCGTGCCATGTCAGAAGCCAGCAAGATGTTTTTCCGTGGGGGCAGTGACAACAACAGCACGATGGAGAATATATTCACTGGGAAGCCGCTTACCGACTTCACGTTCTTTGGTACTCGGAAGGACGGATCTCGTCCAGACATCCCGAAGCACATGCAGGAGTTGTGGCAGCGTGCGGTCAATGCCGGTGCTATTCGACGTTCTACTGGACAAGACCTCCAGTACCAGCGCGAGTACAGCGTCAAGACCGAGAAGGAAGAGACCGGGGCTGACAAAATCCTCAACACATGGAACAAAGTTGAGAACAACCTTAGCTGGATATTCCAAAACTCGGAACGCTTCAACCGTGAGGTAACCCTCCTCGCGGCGTACAAGCTTGAGTACAACAAGCTCAAGAAGCAGGGGAAGCTCTCAGACCAAGAAATTGCGGAGCGTGCAGCCGCCAAAGCTATTGAGACGGTTGAAGAAGCCAACGGCTCTTCGATGTCTGAGACTGGGCCTGCGTTGTTCCAGTCCGACATTGGCAAGATCGTGGGGACGTTCAAGCGGTTTGCCTTGGCTCAGATTTTTCTGGCGTCCAAGCTGTTCGCGAAAGCGTTCGGCCCCGGCAGCGGGGCCACCAAGGAAGAACGCTCCATCGCTCGGAAGCAATTTGGTTACATCAACGGCATGGCGTTCACCTTTGCCGGCATCAAGGGCATGCCGTTCTTCGGCGGGCTAAACCTCATCGCCTCTGCCATCCTCGGGGACGACGACGAGCCATTTGACCTTGAAGGCGACATCCTCCGTAGCGAAGCCTCGTGGGCGCTACGCGGGCCTATGAGTGAACTGACTGGTGCGGACATCTCAAGCCGCACGGGCTTCACAGACCTCGTCTGGCGCGACGACCCGAAGCGTTTGGCGGAAGTCGGGATGCCTACCTACGTCGCTGAACTTGCGCTTGGGCCGGCAATGGGTATCGTGAACAACTTCCGGCGCGGCATGAACGACATCGAGCAGGGGCACACAGAGCGAGGCATCGAGGCTATGCTCCCTGCGGTTATTCGCAATATGCTGAAATCGATTCGGTTTGGTATCGAGGGGGCGACGACTAAGGAAGGTGTGAAGCTTGTGGACGACCCGAATGGGTACGAACTCGTTATGCAGTTCTTTGGGTTCACGCCCAAAGATCTAGGCGACCGTTACGCCGCCAACGAAATCATGAAGTCGGCGCAGCGTAATGGAACGGAACGTCGAACGGCGCTTCTGGCCCGCTTGAACCTTGCAAAGCAAGAGAACGACCTTGATGAGATTCTGGAGATCCGCCGGCAAATCCACAACTTCAACACCAAGGGGCCGGGAGCATCAATCGTTAAACCCATCACTTCCGACACTATCCATAAATCGGAAAAACAATACCAAGTGAAGCAACGTCAGATGGCTCAGACGTATGGCGTGTACCTTGGTAAGCCGATGAGCAGAGAAGTCCGCAATCTGCAAGCCCTTGTACCGGAAGAAGAGTAAAAAAAGCCCCGCACTTGGCGGGGCTAATTACAACACAAGAGGAAAGACACGTACAAAGAAAGGTTATCACGAGGGGGAATATGAATCAACGCGCCTCCGGGGGTGCCCCCTCAATTCCATAGAAGTCTTCCCCGTTGTACGAGAACTCATACACGCGCACGGCGGGGGAGTCGATGTTAGTGCCCTTGCCCATCCGCTTCTTCTGCTCTCCCAGATACGCCCCTTTGTCTTTGAAACTTCCCAGCAAGTCTTTAACCATCACCTGCCGCTCGGTGCAGAAATCCTTAAACACCTTGGTGCTTATGTACAGCTTCTTCACATCTGGCTCAAACCTTATAGACAGATTTTTGTGGGGAGAATGTATCGCCAAGGGTGCCAAAGCAGACCTTCCATCGGTGCTGTTATTGATGACCAGCACGCTGTCCCGGTGAGCGTTCAAAAAGTCCCCGAGGACATCCGCAATCTCAGGCACCGCATTCGCCACATCGCGGCGCAGGGATGGAATCAAATGCGAGAAAATCCATTCCAGCACCGGCTCTACCGGAATCTCATGTAGTCCTAACTCGTAGGCAATCTGCCCCCCGACGATGCAGGCGGCAAAGCACGCCGACCAATACCGCTCCCGGTTATCCAGCTTGGCCCGCTTGTCGATGTACTCCTGCATCGCCCGGATGCGACGGATGACCTCATCCTTGTTCCGCACCACCCACTCGGCGTAGAGCGTCCCAGCAACCCCGTAGTTCTCCATCAGGGTGACTTCAAACAACTCGTAAGCCTCGGTCTTCGACATCAGGTTCAGTGACTCTACCCGGTACTCAATCAGCCGCATCAACTCGCCGTTGGCGGTGGACTTACCAGATGAAAGCTTGTCCACGATGGAAGCGTTGGAAGTGCATAGACCGATGAGCGACCATGTGGTGTCGTTCTTCCGCTCCATGTTTACCTGAGACTGCATCCGCCCCGGCCCCATACCATGCGGGATGGCGTAAACCAACTTGGACGCAACATCCATCGGCATGTTGGTTACTTCATCGACTGTCAGCGGCAGGTTGTTCAACACGCCAGCGCGGTAAATCTTGTGGGCGTAGGTATCCGCCTCTACCGACAGAAGCTTGCTGGGGTGCCCCCAGATGCTGTTGACCATCCGCATGATGGTCGTCTTACCTGTCCCTGAGTTGGGGCTAACCAGAGCGAACATAGCGCCGTTGTAGCCAGTGAACTTTATCAGCGGGGAGCCAAAGCCCCCAAAGAACGGCAGAGCGAAGCCCTCTGCTCCCGGCGCTGCGTAAGTCTTGGTGACTCGCTTCCACTCCACAAGTGCCCCCTTGGCATGCAGCAGGGTGGCGACCGACTCGGTAGTTTCGGATGGTGGACTGTACCGGATTTCGGACACTCCGATTTCTTGGGTGCCCAGAATGAACTTGGAGTCGCCCTCTGCCCAACCCATCTGAGCGTGCAAAATCTCCGTATCCATCGTTACCTGCTGCGTCTTCGCGCAACTGATGAGATACCACATCAGCCGCTCCAACGCTTTCCCGGCGCTGATGACTCCATTGGCTGATAGCACCTTCCGTAGCTCGTCCTTAGAGGTCATAGCGTACAGCGGGACGATGAATTCCCGCGCCTTCTCTCTGGGTAAGTGCAGCCGTGCCAACGCAAGGTCACCGCGCACCGAGTCGGTCATGCGCTTCACCAGATAGAGAGAATGCTCATAAACCAACTCAGGCTCGTCGTCTCCATTTGCTACATAAATAGCTCCAGATTTAGCTCTAAAATAAGGCTTAGGTAATGTTGGGATTTCGTACTCGACGGGGTCGCCGCCTTCTTCGATTTCTACAATCACCTCTTCTTCGCTGGTCTGAACCTCGACTCCCAGCACAATCGGACTCTTAATCTTCTTTTTGTGTGGGCATCCCTTGCAACCGCCGGGGTTGTAGGACTCAATGGTCTCGCACTTGTACGGCTTGTCGATCAAATCCTCCGACTTCCGTATCGTCGTTTCAAAATCGTAGCTGGGGTGTTTATCCGAAATAGCGTGAATGCCGACCTCAAAGTCGGTGCAGTTACGCGCAATCGACAGCCCTGCACGCCACAGGTCGTAGCCAATCTTCTCCTGCTCAGTCGCGATATAGACCAACTGCTGGCACCCATCCCCCCGTGCCGACCGTTCCATAATCAGCACGAACCGCTTCTGGCGGTCGTCTGACAAGGACTTCATCAACTCACTTGGGCCTGTCCGCAAGTAATCCGGCGGCTCGGACAGGAGGATCGTCACACCCAGCAAACGGGTGAAATCCGCTAGTTCAAACTCCTCGCCTTCCAAAAGAACCTCTACAGGCACCGGGTCACGCTTGTAGTTGAAGGTGCCGGGAACGCGCAGGATGCGTGCAGCGTCCGCTGTGACGCTCATGTCGATCCTAAGACCTTCCTCCCTGCACAGCGTCTTGAGGCGCTCCGCAGTCGGCTTCCACTCGCTGCGGGTCATAGAGCGCGAGGTTATCCAATAGGCATGGATGCCGTAGCCAGAAGACACGATGGTCGGCGTGGGTAAACCCTTTGCCTCGCAGAACACCGACAACGCCTCCAAACCATCAGCCTGTGCCGCGTATGGCTTACCTACACCACAGTCGATGTCAACGTAAAACGATTGGAGCGCATGAGCATTGGTCGTCTTGCGACCGCCGCTTTCCTCTTCAAACGACGCGCAAGCAAAGTAGGCGTTATAGGACTGCCCCGAGAGTTCTTCTGCCTTGGCTACCGCACCGGGGATGTCGCGGTAGAAAAATGTGCGGGGGTTGCTCCCCTCTTTTAATCCGACTATGCAGTACACCCCATCAGCGGGAAGTACCTTTTCCATAAATGTCGTTGTGTTCATGTCTTTCTCTTCTTCTAATCTATTCCCATCCCCCGCTAGTTAATAACGCTTGAATCTTCTCGCCATAGACCGCCCTCGGCTCCGACTTGCCGGTAAACCACTTGTAGATCGTCATTTTGGAAACCCCAAAGTACCCCGCCATATCAATGGCGGGGATGTCTCGACTAATGCAGTACCGGCCTAACCGGACACCGAGGCTATCAGACGCTCGACGGTTCGCGTCGATGATTCGCGCACTGTAGCCTCGGTTATCCATTTACTCGTCGTCCACTTCAGTGGCGGCGGGCTTGCTCTTGTTGGCAAACTTCGCCAGCACGGCGTTGACATCGGGCTTTTCCGCCAAGGTTTCCTTCTTCTTCGCCGGCTTAACCTCCGGCTCGCTCTCTTCCACTTCGCCACCGTTCGCCTTAATGGCGTCCTTCAGCGACGGAAGCGCCTTCTGCCCCTTGTCGGCCTGATAGACAGTCATGGTGACCGCCATCTTGGCCTCGGTGGACTGCCCGTGCTCGATGAGCTTAGGCAGCGCCTCACGGCTCGGGAAGCCGATGGGGGCGAAGAACAGCTTCGGCGTATCCGCGTCGTCGTCAAACGAGATGCGGGTAACCAGACGGTCAATGGAATGCCCTTGCGATGCAACGTACTTGAAGTACTGCTGATACGGCATGTGGGAGATGTCACCCTTGCCGAAAAGAGAAGTCGCCGGAATCTCCAGCATGTGAACGCCGCTGTCGATGTCGTCAGCCAACACCACCGCAATCCGCTGCTTGAACCGGCAGGCACGAGTGTTGCCCTGACCGCTGCCGGCGATGTTCATCGGGCAGTCGTTGCAGTTCTTGTGCTGCGGGTTCTCCACGCTCGGGTGCGGCACCTTACTGTCAGCCGACCAGCAAGTCGGCGGGGCGGCTTCCGCAGTCGGGTCATACGTCCCTTCGTAGTAGGTGCGGGACACATCCTTGGCGACGTTCACCACGATGACATCCAACTCGTCCTTCTTCTTCGCCACTTCCTCGCCGTTGACGACCAGACGGAACACCTTGCCACGGATGGAGATGCGCTTGTTTACGCCCCCCATCTTCTGCATCAGGTCTTTGGTCAACTCGGACTGCCCCTCCTCACGGATGTAGTCGGGGACGAGATTGGTGCTGAACGGAATCATATTGTTCATCTTATTTATCCTTAGGATTTCTTACGAATGGTAATGGAGTATTCGGAGTCCACGTTCAAACCTGCGGGGTGCAAGTCTGGGTTAGCCTCAAGAAACTCCTTCATGTTTGACTGGTGGATGCGCTTCTCAAGAAGCTCGAAAGCATCGTGCTCCTTCATGAAGCTGTGAATGGACGCCCAGTCATTCGTCCAGTACTTCTTCTTCACGCTACGGATAACCGTACCGTGGCTCGTGCGGATAGAGTCCGCGCCGATTACTTTGCAGAGGTCTTTCAGTGCAACGGTCAGCACCTCCATGTCGGCCTCAATCTCGGCAACCTGCTGCGCCGTAACGCGCTCGATAGCCTGCTTCTGGTCTCGTAAAGCGATGAACGCTTCTACGATGGTGTCTACACCGTATTCATCAGTAGCCATGTCTTGTCCTCTAATTCGTTGTTATGTGCGGATGGTGAAGGATTAAATTTACTGTGTCAACTCCTCCCGGTACAAATCAATCAACTTTGCGTGGTCACCCAATTTCTCCCGCAGCATGCGGTAGATCTTCTGTTCGATCTGACTACCCACAATGTGTACCACCGTCATCGCGTTCTTCTGCCCCTGCCGGTCGATACGAGCGTTCGCCTGCAAATAAATCTCAGTGCTGGTGACCGGCGCATACCAGATGATGGTGTCGGCGGCAGTGAGCGTGATGCCATGCGCCGCAGCGGCAGGCTGGATAATCAGGACTTTGATGTCGTCTTCATCTTTGGTCTGAAACCGCTGGATGATGTCGTTACGCTTGGTCGCGCTTACCGACCCCGAGATAACCTCGCAGGGGGTATGTTTGCTCACGAGGTGAGTTTTTAACAGGTCGATGGTATGTGTAAACGGAACGAACACCAGCACCTTGTGCGACGCCTCCTCAATGACTTCATCCACCACGCTCAAACGGTTCGATACGTCAAACTCCACGGTCGCCCCGGAGTTGGTATACACCGCGCCACCTGAGATTTGCAGGAGCTTGTTGAGATTCACCGCTACGTTGGCCGAGGTGATCTCCTCCTCCCCAGCCATGACCAAAAACTCCTTCTTCAAAAGCTCGTAATACTTCTTCTGCTGCGGCGTCAACGCCGCTTCCCGGTCGGTGTAAGTGATGGGCGGCAAATCCAAACAATCTTTCTTCTCAAACCGAATGGCAGGCTGCAAAGCCGTGTGGACAATGGTCGATGCATTCGGCTTCGGAATCCACTTGAACCGGGTTATCTGCACCATGACCGACTCTTTGAACGTCGTGTAGAACTTCGGCACGTTGTGCGGCACGCACATCTTAGCCAGCCCGTAAGCATCCGCCGGGGACTGCGCCGCAGGCGTCCCTGTCATCATCCACAGCCATGTGTTAGTGGTCACTAACTTGTTCATCGCCTTCCATCGCTTGGTGGTCGCCGTCTTGTAGGCGTTCGCCTCGTCAATGATGATGAGGTCAAAGCCGCCCTTCGCAATCTCGTCAGCCACGATGGAAACGCCGTCAAAATTGATGATGACGTAGTCGTAGTCGCCTCGGATGATTCTCACCCGCTTGTCTTTGTCCCCGTGGGCTACCCCGACTTTGCGGTGCATCGCGAAGTTGAAGAGGTCGCGCTGCCATGCGGCTTGCATGATCGACAACGGACACACCACCAGCACTCGCTTGATGGCGCCCTCCGACATCAAATACTCCGACGCCCAAATGGCGCTAGCGGTCTTCCCCGTGCCCTGCTCGTTGAAACAGAACGCTCGGTTGTGCAGGGTCAGAAACTCGGCGGTGTCCCGCTGATGCGCCATCGGAGTAAAAAGCCCCGGCCACCCGTAGTCCCGGCGAATGGGGGATGGGACATTCTTGAAATTCAAATACCGTAGCCATTGCGCTTCTTCTAAATCCCACTCTACGGCAACCGTAGAAATATCGTCTTCTTTGCGTATTACTTGGCTTCGTTTGATTGCTTTGGTGATTTTATCGGGGTTTCTTGTGCGTACCGCAAGGTACTTGTCTTCAATTATTTCCATTATTTTTTCTTGCGTGAGACGTTCTTTTTAATCGTGTGGTCGCTGTTTCGGTAAAAACTCCGATTGTCGTGCGGGGATTCAAGCCGAAGATTCGATAGAGAAGAGTCTCCACCTTTGCTAAGAGGTTTAACATGCTCTATGTCTTTACCTTTGCGCTTGATAACTTTGCCGTCTTTTCCGGGGTTGTCGAACTCGTACCGTGCCCGCTCTCGGGCTGCACGGGCTGGCCCCTCACCTCGGGCCTTCTGCTGCTGATATTCTTTTTTGTAGGGTCTAGGTTTGTTGACGTAAGGCATAACCAAACTCCTTCTCAAAGTCTGCTTCTAGTTTGTCGATGATGGCATCTACATCGGCGTCAGTATCTGCCAATTCCGCCTCAAATTCTTCCTTCAGTTCATGCAGCAGTCGTTTTTTATCTTCTGGTTTCTTCATATCAACCTCTACCGTTGTGCTCACAATCCAGTACGGGGCAAAACTTACGACAAGTAAAATTGGGGAATGGGTTCCAGATGTCAGTGTTATAGCATTCATCTAATCGTTGAACGTCTTTTACCCATTTACCCCAAAACTTTTGTGCGTCAGCACGATGCACTTCAATCGAAATAAACTCTTTACTGACCACGAACAACAAGCCAGCGTCGATGGTATCGACATTAGGAAAGTGCGCGAAGACCGCCAAGGCAAGGAGTTCTAATTGGGCGGTGTCGGCGTAGCGGGCAGATTTGCCGGTCTTATAGTCAATGAGCAGCGCGGTCTTTTCGTTGGGACGGACTACCAATACGTCGGCAATCCCGCGCCACCAGACATCTTTTGCCAAGAACCCGCAGGGCTTCAACTCTTCTGTAAGCCCCATCTTGTGCTCGTAGTACTTATCCCCCGGTGACTCAATCAGGGTGTCTACATAAGGTTTTATGTAGTCGTACTTCGCGGGGATGGGGACACCATCCCGGCCATACTCTTCAGCGGCTTTGTGTACGGCATTGCCGTAGATCAAATGCTCGGCCTCATCTTCTTTCACATCTTTCAGAACGCGCAGCCTGTGATATTTACGGGGGCATTGCTTGAATAGAGAAATTGAAGAATAAGACCAAGTACTCATTTGTTCCGCGCTTTCTGAAGTTTGTTTCGTACCAAAAACATCAATTTACAATTATCCAACTCAATCTTTGTTAGCAAAGCCAGCGCAGTTACAGCTTCTTCTTCCGTAACGCCAACCTCGGCTTTCAAACAGAAGTCTTCAATTTTCCGTAGAGAGAGCTTGATTTCGGTGACGTACACCGAGTAGTCGTCAACACTGACCATAATTATCTCCAATACCACTTTCACAATTCAAAGGCAAGCCCTCTGCCCAAACGGGCGTTTCGCGGAAACACTGCTCGACAAATGCCTGCGCCCGCTCGGCTTCGGCCACCGGGGCGACGATAGCAACGGCGTCGTGGACGGTCATAACCGGACGGTACTCGTATGAGATGTTGACCATCTGCTCCGCTATAACGCACCGCGCTATAGCCTGCACCACGTTTTCAATGACCTTGCCGCCGTAGATTTTAACCCGCCCGTTGCGAGCCTTGTAGCTGAACTGACCCTCGGAGTCCTTCTGTAAGTCGGCGTAGCCCAGCTTGTACCCGCTCGGCAGCACGAAGCCATCAGCGCCAAGGTACAGCGCGTCGGGGCGCACGCCAATGGGTGCCGTCTGGCCCGCCAGCATCGCTTCAAGGCACCGCTGCCCCTGCTTCCACAACGCCGGGATCGCGGGGTATGACTCCCGGTAGGTGTTAATAATGTGCTTGCACTCTTCCAACTCCAACGTCACGCCAGAGGATTTAAGGGACGATTGGAACTTCGCAGCGCCAAGTCCGTATCCACAACCTAAAACTACAGTCTTACCAAGAAATCGTTCTTCTTTTGAAATCTCTTCCACAGGTTTGCGGTAAATTTTAGACGCCATGATTTTGTAAACGTCCTGCTTGTTGGCGAACGCCTCGACCAAATCATCCTGCCCAGACAGCCACGCCAACACCCTCGCTTCGATCTGCGAGGAGTCGCAGTCGATGATCACATGCCCCGGCGGTGCCAAAATTGCGCTCTTCAGCGTGTTGTTCCCACGGCTCGGCAGGTTCTGAATGTTCACGCCCCCTGACCCCCCCCAACGGCCCGTGTGTGCAGCGTAGTAACTCAGGGGAACTGGTAGGGAACCGCGCTTGGCAATGCCAATGAACCGCTCCGTCCGAGTCTCTTCCAACGTAGACTTGGTGCCCAGCCGTGCTGCCACCACCGCCTGCACCCGCTCATCCGGGTGTTCAAGCAACTCCTTTAGCCCCTCGTCGCTCTTAGCCAGCGCGTAGGTTTCCTTCCCGGTCGTCGGGCTGATTTTCATCGGCGGCTCCACGCCCAACGCCCGCAGGAGTTCTGCAAACTTAGGATTAGAATTGAGCGTTTCCGGGTCGGCTTCGCAGGCTGCGAGCAACTCGGCTTTGCGATCTCGCACTTCTTCAAGGTGCTGCTCCAGCAGCGGCAGGTCGAGTTCCAAAACCGGCTCGGAGAACATCTTGATCGTCAGATTGATGACGCTTAGTTCAAGCGAAGAAACCTTGGAAAGATATACGTTAAGCAAATCCCAAGTCAGGTCGCAGTCGTTGCGGCAGTACTCGCCGTACCGTCGAAGCTCGTCCGGGGCGAAATCCCCTCGCCGCTTGCCCAGCGCGTGGATCACTTCCTCCCCTTTCGCCCCCAGATTGTGCCGCTCGGCGCAGGCTTTCAGCGATGAAGAAACGTGCAGCCCGTCTAGCGCCCGCGCCAGACTGAGCGTATCGCACCACATGTTGGGTTTGATGCCAAAAATCCACGATAGGATGGCTGCGTCGAACATGGCATTGTGGGCAACGGCGACGGCGTTGTCCCAGTCGTAAGAGAGTAAGAAATCTCGGGTGTCTTCGTGGGTTCCTGAGAAGAACACCGCACGTTCGTCGTTAACCTTGACCCCAACACCAACCACTTCAAATCGTGGGTCACGAATGTATTCCTCCGTCGTAATTTTAGACAACGAAAATTCTTTGTCGTAGTAGGTTTCAAAGTCAATTGTGATGATTTTCATTCTTCCCCCCTTGCGCGGATACCTTTTGCAATGTATGTCGCAACTCCGTTTGTATCGTCGATTTCTCTCGCCACTAACTCAGCCCACTCAGCGCACGCCTCGCGCTCGGCAGCCGCAGCCTTGGCAGCGATCAGTTCCACGAAATGTTCAAGCCGCCGGCTTGAGTCGTACTCGATAGGAGATCTGTACTCAAAATTTTGAGTAAGCCCAGCTTTCCTTAGCGCCACAAAGATTTCTTGGTGCTTTATTCTTCCGCTCATTCCTCCCCCCTTGCGCGGATTCTATGGGCAACAACGTCGTCAGTTATGCCAAATAACTGCGCCTCCTCATCCGCTATCTGAGCACACGCCTCGCGCTCGGCGGCGGCGACTACGTTGGCAAATCGGTACAGGACTGAGATGTACATGTCATCGGCGAACGTGTTGCCTTCATAGACATGAATATCCGCCTCTCTCGCCATGCGGATAACGTCTTCCCGTGTCATGTGTTCCCCCTTGCGCGGATTGCGTCGGCACATCGCTTTGCTTCTTTCGCTTGCGATATTGCGTCTGCGTGCCAGCAAGCCGCGAATTCCAAATCACACACCTTCGCGCACGCCTCCCTCTCGGCCAGCACCGCAAGCCTGACAACTTCAGCGTGCCATGCCAGAAATTGCGCTGTCTCATCGGTCGGCTGCAACCTCAACGTCTCTGCCTCTTGCTTCCCGTGCAGTTCATACTCCCACTGGCTGTACTCGCTTTCAGTCACCGCCTGCCCATCTGTGTCCTTGCTCATTTTTCAACCCTCGCGTACAGGGCCGTGCCGACCGGCCAGATTTCGTTGCTTTCGGGGGCGAAAATGAATCGCCCGTTTAGCGTTCCGGTAAATCGACCGACAAGCTCGTACTCCGGCGCGCGGTACTCGCTTTCCGTCAACGCCTGCATTTCGTCCAGCCGGTCTTCGGCCAGCGCGTCTTTAAGATTCTTAACGGCCTTGACCATTTCTTTCAGGAACTCAAGGTGCGGGGGAACGTCATCGACGCGCCAAGTAACGATGCTGACAACGGCCTGCGCCGCTTCTCTCAGTTTGTTCATTTCTTCCTACCCTCCACAAACGCTTTTAGCTTCTGGTAGTTCTCTAAATTAGCGAAGCCTCCCTGCTTCCACAGACTGACGGACTGCTTCCGCACTCCAAGCTGTCGGGCAATCTCCGACATGGACACACCGCTCTGTCTCACAAGGTCGTCCATCCTGTAAGTCTTCCGCTTACCCACGTAGTCCTGCTGGTAGTCCTTCTCGGGCGCGGGCGCTGCCTGTACCTCCTCCTGCACCTCCACAACGACCGGCTGCGCTACTACCTTCTGCACTACCGTCCCGTCAAAGTTCATCCGCACGCGCCACGCTCGACGCTTCATCCCCTTCGCCTCAAGCTGCGACGCCCTCGCCATCGCCGCCTGATACTCATCCTCAGATCCGAAATACAACCGATACACCTGAGACGATGCCGCCATAACAACCCTTTCTGTTTACTGTGTCAACATAAATTACAAAGCCTGACCCACTATCAGTGGGTAGTGCTCGGGGCGGGGGTTGCGGTGTTGGGGTAGTACTGCTTCCCATATTTCTCAATGCACTCGGTGAGGGCTTGCAGGGTTTCTTGTGGGCCGACCGTTTCGAGGCACATGGAGGTGAGTGCGGACAGGGCGGCGAGCATAGTCTCGTCGTAGTCGGCCCCGCCTTCCATCTCACCGTTGCGGAACACGATACCGTTGACCTCGGTCGTGATGTGGTCGTCGGATTCTTTGGCTCGGATCGAGAGCAGGACGCTGGCGTGACTGTTCAGCATCATCTCCTGCATCTCTTTGAGGTCTTCATCCCGCGAGGATTTTTCTGCGCCTGCGGAGATTCTTATAGTGTCCATGTCTTTCCTTTTTTATTTCTTCGGTTCTTTACTGACCTCGGACAGGAGCCTGTCGAGATACCATTTAGCTTTTTCTAGGTCTGTCTTACCGCCCTTCATCTTCCAGCGCCAGACATACTTCAGCACGTTCGCGGTGCAGACTGCCTCCATCCCCTCCAGACCCGTCGTCGCGGCGGCAATGGCGTCGATGCACTCAACGCTGCCAGCGGTGTAATGGGCAGGGTGGTTAACTTGGTCTTTTGTAACTGCCTCACCTTTCTCGGTCATCGCTGTCTCCTTGTGGCGGCGAGAAACCCCCGCCGCCACATTTCCGTCAAGGTTTAGTCTTCCGACACGCTCGTCGCGTCAAGAATTTGACCACCAGCCGACAGATACTCAGCCAGCGCAGCAACTTCCTTCAGACCCAGCATGGTCACCGAGGTGGTCTCGCTCACGGCAAACTTCAGCGCACCATACGCACTACGCGCACGGATAAGATGCTTCTCGCCGTTCATCTGAACCACATAAATCTTCGGCACGCGATTGCGGGTCTTTTTCTCTTTCACTACGTCATTCATTCTTAATTTCCCTTCTTCTTAGTCGGTTTCGGTTTTTCCTGCACAGACGCTGTCTGTGAGGGTCTAGATCTTACTCTGGGCGGCTTTGCTTTCACAACGTCTTGGACAATTGCTGTAACGTCCTCATCCACTTCCTCCTCGTTGTCATCCGCACCGCTATACACAGACTTATCCACAACCGACTTGCCGGCAGTGTAGTCGGACAATTCTTTCTCGAAATTATCAGTTAACAGCTTGGCCCAATCCGAAATCAAAAAGTTTTTGCGCTGTGCCCACCATGTGTCTTCCCACGTAGCGACCTCGTAGAGGTGCGCCATAATCTCCAGCGTCTGGTTCGGCGCATCCGGGTTGACCTTCCGCGACCACCACAACATCTCACTGGCAACGGTCTCGCGCAGCACCGCCAACTGTAGTCGGTGGGCAAGATGCTGGATTTTTAACCCCACCTCCCCGACACGGAGGTCAGCGGCAGCTTGTATCGACTGGTCAATCCGCTTGGCCGCAGTCTCAATCCGCTTCTGGTAGTCGGGGTACGCCACTTCAAACTTCCCCTGCCACTCGATGAGCTTCTTCCCCAGCACCACCTGCTCAAGGTGCTCCTTCCGCAGGGCGTCATTAATCAGGTCATCGATCATCGGCTTCGCAAGCTTATACAGGTCTTCCTTAACCGCTTTCATTAACGCCTCTTTGCGTTCCTTAGGCATGACCCCGGTGTTCTCCTCTTGTCGCATCTCAATTCTCCTCTATTGCTTTTGCAATCAAATCGCCTACGTCCCGAATCAACCGACTCAGGAACGGACTCGGCTCCCCCTCAATCTCAATCCGCCCGCCCTTCACCTTGGTCGCGAAATAAACAAACTCGGCCTGCGGGGACTTACAGGAGTACGTCGATGTCGGCGGTGGCGTAGACACCTCTTCCCCATCATCCCACGCACTCGCCAAGAACAACTCGGACTCACTCAACCCATGCTCGTCTTTCTCTTTCATCGGGCACCTCCTCTGACCGGCCAGCCGCTGTAGTCGGCTTTGATGGGGGCATGCTTGGGATGCAGCAGCCACTTGTCTCCCAGTATCTTGAGAGCCTGCGCTCTCTTGATGTCGAGGTCTTCAACCCCCCACACGTTGTGTGTGGGCTTACGAATCAAGAACTGACTGATGTCAGTCAGTTTCGGCTGCGGGTTTTTCTTAGCCTCCATTTTCTTTCTCCTCCTCTGTCGAATTGATTTCCCAGACCGTCGCAGTCCAATCGACGCCCCCATGTGCCTCAAGCACCGCTTCTACCAACTCAATGGGGACGTAGGGGTAGACCGTTCTCGTCAGGTCATCAGGGCCTTCCGCGTATTCCACCCAAGCCTCAACCGGCTCAAGTGGATAGCCAACCTCGACATGCGTGTATGGGCCTTCATTATCCTGAGGCGTGGAGTAGTGCGCGCTCGACGCCTGCACTGACACTGCAAACCCGTCGTAGCACACAATCTTGCTGCACGGGCGGCGCAAATCCGTGTTTGCGTACCGTTCCCCACTCTTCAAGTGCGTCTGCAAATCCCAAGGTTTCATTTTTCAATCCTCGCTGTTAAAAACTCAGCCCACTGGGGGAATGGCCCCATCCACTCTTTCCAGTACTTGCGTACCTCTCCAGCAGTCGCCAGTCCAAGCCAATCGTCGTAAATCTGCGCCCGGAACTCGGGCGAACAGGTCTTCAGCCATTGCAGCGTTACCGCTGCGCGTTTTGCTCGTAGTGACATCACAGTTCCTCCGCTTCAACCTGCGGGTCAATGCCCACAAGATCGCAGTAATTAACCCAATCGGATGTAAAGATCCGAGAAAAATACTCCCCCGTAGTCCGCCCCTGCCGATCCGCCCACTGAGAGTCAAACCGTGCCACCATCCGCCCCGTCTTCTTCCCACGGTACAAACCCGTCAGCCACACCCCCACGCTGATTTCTTCCTTCCCCTCCCACATCGGGGCCGGCAGGCTCATGTAGCCGGAGTCGCCATCATAAAATCCAGAAACTTTAGCTTTCATCTCACATCTCCCACTTTTTAATTGCGTCGCTGATGAATTCCGCAAGCTCTTCCAGCTTCTTAAATTCGTTGGCGGGGATAATGCCGTTGCGCTCCCCGATGGTAACGCTCAGAGCGTAACTAATGTTACGCATCTCTTCTTTGGTCAGGTGTACCACATGCTGGTACTCCGGGTTGTTCTTCTTGCTCACTTCTTTCCCTCTAGTTTGTTTAATAATTCTTCTTCGGTCATTGTACCATCATATACGAAGGCAATACCACCCGCCTCTTTTATTGTTGTTATTTCTCTCTGTTGCAGTGCCGTAGTGTTGCCCAGTTTGCCTTCCGCCTTGCACTCGATGGCGAAGAACCTCCCCCGCCAACACCCGACAACGTCGGGGATGCCTGAGCGTCCGTATCCCCCGGTCTGGGGGAAAAAGAGATAGGGAACTGGCTGGAGCAGGCGGAGGAAGGTGGTCAGCTTGCGCTTGGTTTTTCCCTCCGGGGTGAAGGCGGTCATGCCTCGTCCTCCCCGAAAGCTGCGTCCCACTCTTCGGGCGTCGTGCCCGTCAGCACGAACTCACGCTGGTTTGCGTTGAGTGTGGGGAACGCATCTTGGATCAGCGCCCCCGTTGCCCATGCGGCCAGCCCGTCCTCAAACGCTTCACGAGGCAGGGGCACCACCATGCTGTTGTGCTTACCCGTAAGCTTGCTCTGCCTCGTTACCAGCACTGTGCCGGGGGCTGCGACATCTTCCGTATAGATAAGCTTGCCCGCTTTCATGCCTCGTCCTCCTTGGCCTCTTCCCACATCAACCGCTGGGCAGCGCGAAGGACTGCCTTCGCCAACTGCTGGGCCTCGGCCTCGGGGAGGTCGGGGTCATACGCACGACTCCCCATCACCCGCGCCAAGTCCAGCACATCCTCCCGCAGGAGTTCCAATCGGCCCTCGCGCACGCCCCGCTTGTGGCCGAGGGCGTAGCCCCCGTCGTAGCCCTTCGCAAACTCGCTCGCCATCTCGTCCGTCCTCATCCCATCACCCCCATGATCTGTTCGCAAATCTGGTCGTCCACCTTCTCGTCAACCTTCCTGTCCAACCACCGCGCCCTGTAGCCCTTGCGGTCGAACAGGATGTAGTCGATCTCCACCGTGCGCGGCTCGTCCCAGCCGTTGCCGTCCCGGTGATAACTCCGCACCCGCGCAATGGCGGGGATGCCCGCCACCACTACCTCAACGTCCGTCGCCATCACACACCTCCTCCAGCCAGTAGTCACACCCCGCCTCGCCATCCCGCTGCGTCATCCGCATAAGGGCAATTTCCTTGGTCACTTGCCCGATGTCAGTCGGCGGCATCATGAGGTCGTAGACCAGTGTGAAATCCTGATACTTGTAATTCCGACACCAAACTTTATAGGTCTTCTCCTCAGTCGGAACCAGCCACGCGTCTCGGCCATCGGCGGCGAAGTAATTCATCGCCTTGGTAGCGTCCCCAATGTGGTAGACCCCCGCTTCAAACGTGTTTGCCTTCAAGCGCCCGTGGTAGTAGCGCACCATGAGTCTGTAGTTCATGCCCACTCTCCCTCCACTCTGTCGATCCACATCGTTGACCACACTGCCCATCGTGCTGCCTGCTCTGCCGCCAACGCCGCATCCCTCGCCGCCGCCATCGATTCTTGCGTCCGCTCGGCGCACATCCGTGCCCACTCGGGGCCGTAGCCGTGCTGGTCGGCAAGAGGCTGGTGCTGAACCAGCCTGTCCCACATTTTTTCGGTGTTCATCTTTTTACTCCTTAATTTTCCAGCCCGTGGTTGCGGGCAATGTCCGGGTGAGTGTCGCGCAGCCACTGTGCAAACTTGATCGTCAACGCCGCCTTGGCGTAGCTCCAAGGCCAAGCACGGGACGGCTCGCGGATCGAGCGGAAGTAGTCCGTAATCTCGGGCATGGGATACCAACGCTTGGCGTTGTCAGTTTTGCCGAGGCGGTAAATGTCCGCCCAGTCCAATTTCTTTTTCATCTTTGTACTCCTTAAATCTTGTAGACCGCCGCATACCAGTGGGTGCAGCACTCAACAAAAAGACCCAACCGCGCCAACACCTCTTCGGTCTTCTCGTTAAACTCCGCGAGATAGCGGGCCTCGCTGCCGTCATACACCACTACCAACTCCGACTCCGCCCCATACGCTTCCCCGCGCTCGCACCACTCCGTAGGGGAGTAGAAGACCTTGCAGCCGCCCGAATTGGGCAACCCCTGCTGCACCGCCTGCTGACGGAAAGCCTCCGCAGCCAGCACCCCACTGGTGGATAACCCCTCGGGGATGTCCCAGTCCTTACTCAATCCACTCATCCCAAACCCCCTATAAGATAACCTAGTAAGAAACACATCAAGAAAACGAATGCTACTTCTTCCAACCGCATAGTGCAACACCCCCTAAAAACCCCCGAAAACCCCCCTAATGTTCCAAAAATCGCGCAATGTTCCAAAAAATTTTTGTATTGTTCCAAACTAAGTGCTTGATTTCTAAGGAATGTTCCTATTGTGGCAATGTTCCGGGCAAAAACTATGAGTGCCCAAAAATTTCTGAATGTTCCAAAGGGCGCATACCCCCCTGTATGTATGTAAAAAGAATTCAATATAAATATAGGTATTGTTCCAGAGGAGCGCGTGTAAATTTTTTTGGGCGTTCATGATTTTTGGCTGGAACATTGCCACAAATGGAACACTCCTTAGATTTCAACGACTTACGCTAAAAAAACTGGAACATTAGCTGGAACATTAGGGGATTTTTGGAACAATACACCCCA